GCCGCTTCCACTTCATCCCAAAGCATCCCAAGGAATCTTTGCTTGTCGGTAAAGAATAGGTGCGTCTTAGCTATACGCGCTTTCTGGACTGATGACATTGCACCACGTCCCGCCGTGTTCAAACAAGCCGCCGCGCATCCGCTTGAGGCGTCCTTGCAGACATTAAAGCCGCTGAGATTGCTTGGTGCTAAATGGAGACCATAGGTGATAAAGCCCCGCTTTTCCCCTTTAATCGTTTTTGCGTTTCCACTGTTGAGTAGTTTCATGCGAGCACCCCCATTTTTCCGAGAATTCCTGCAAGCGATTGCACGGCTTTATTGTGGTCCGCGTTACTCATTTCGCCCCCGTGAAAGACTTCAACCTTGGCCGCCGTGACGGTGTAATAAACGAATTGCCCCGTTTTTCTTTGAAGTCTCTGCGACCAGCGGCGGACTTTGTGGGTTGTCGTCTCGTAGGGTAACAACTTTCCCGCGTGGTAAGTATAGCGTAGTTTCATGGTGTATCGTGTTTTCTATGGGTATGATGGTTTAATTCTCAGACGAGACTTTTCAATTCTGCTTTGATGCGCTTTGCCGTTTCTCCGCGCCATGAAGAGGCGTTGGAAAGGAAATACAGAACAATACTTTTAGCGGTATCGTGCCCGTAAGAATCACTGGCGGATTCAAGGGTTGCCATTGCATCAAGATAGGGCTTTGCGGCGTAATTTACCTTTAGCCAATCGTGACGGATTTCTGCGGCGATGTAATAAAGCGGACGGGCGGTGTTTTCTTTCGGTGTTTTCATTGCGGCAGAATTGTTTTGTGGAATGTCTGGTAGATTGCGCGGCGCTCGTATTTCCGAGCTAAACGAATCAATGCTTGTTTTTTTAACGCTAACGCTTTGATCGTGAAGTTTACCGTAGGAATCCCGTCTTTAAAAGACACGGAAGCCGCAGACCGACAAACGCCGTCCTCGGTCCGTAAAAGATCAAAAGAAAAGTATTGCACTCCTCGCTCATCAATAAAAGCGACGGAAATGATCGGGATTGTTTTCATGTTGTTTTTATGGGTGAGAATTTAGAAGCTCGAAACGATGACGCCACCGTCAAACTCGATGAGAGTCCCGTGGTCTTGGATAAACTCCCTGATTGCATCATTTATCTCCTCCGTGAAAACATAGCGGGGAAATTTATCCGCGACGGCCTCAAGACTTCCGAAATATTCAACGGCAAATTCCATGAGGTCTTGCCACTCCGCGAAATCGCAACGGATGGCAACGGTGTCAAATTCCATTTCTTCGCCTGTTTCATCCTCAAGCTGTTCTAAGTATTCTACAAGGGCTTTCGCGCCCCGGTGAGACCAATTGGCGTTCTTGTCTTGAGTCAATAGGTCGGCGGCGTGATTCGTGCTAAGTGTCATTTTCATGTATTTTTTGTTTTCTATGGGGTGAGAGTGTTTTCAGAGTACTTCCAAGGTCTTGAGGATAGCGCGAAGGGCGATAGGTGCGGTGACAAGTAATGCGCCGAGGATGAGGCAAATGGTGAGTTCTAAGAGGAGTTTCATGGGTGTTGGTGTGTGTGTGTGTGTGTGTCTCGGAATGTCCCGGTGACGTGCTGAGGAGTAAAGCAGGGATTTCAAGGCGTCAACAATTAATTGCATAAAAGTTGAAAATAGTTTCCAAGGGTCATCCCTCTTGGTCATCCCTCTTGGTCATCCCCAAGTGTTTACTTTGTGCATACATTAAAAAATCAAAATGGCAACATCATCAAAAAACGCACTAATGAGAACCAGTCTCAATAAGAGCGCCTCCGGCGGCAACCCTTTGAAACAACCCTTCATCCCCATCACGAGACACTTGGAGTGTGCCGCAAACCTAGCATTCCCAAGGCGTTTCCGGCGTCCATTGGCAATCCGGTGCTGAAATCAGGCATTCGACCGGCCATCGGGGGATAATTTTTCGGCGCTCACCTATACGTACCCTTTCAGATATTTTTACCAAATTCTTAAAAGGACCACAAGTAGCCACCAAGGGTCAACTTTGAGCCACCACAAGCCACCCAAGGGATCACTCCCCTTCACTTGCGTAGGCATCCTCAAGCGCATCAAGGGCGCTGTTGATCATCTCGATACCGCTAAGGGCATCCACGTTGCTTGCCGTGTACTGTTCCCCTTTGGAATCCACAACGGTCAACACAAAGCCCTCAAAGAATTCCCCAAGGGTCTTCACAACAACATCCACAAGTTCCTCACTCGGAATACCCTTGGGTTCTCCTTGGTTAAAACAACTGTTTAAATATTCGACTTCAGCTAAGGTGATCATCTTTTCTTTCTTGCTACGGAGAACTTTAAGTTAACCTTAAGTTACTCTAAGTTATCCTTATCTTTTACCCCCTTACCCCCTTATATGTTACTTATAGGTGTCCTTAAGGGAGTTGTTACCAGTTGAGACCACAACCTCAAACCACAACAATAAACTTAAGAAGAACAAAAACCGAAGTTTCTTTTCCTATTAGTGCATCAATCAAGGTCGATTCTAGGATAAATCATTAACAATCAACCAATAAGGTGTGTTGAAACGGAACGCAGTGGAGGGAAAGCCCTGAGCGTAAGCGATGGATTGACCGCAACGGAGAGACCTAAGGCCACATTGAGTTCCACCCTTTGTTTCCCACGGACGTGGTTGTTAAAGGGTTAACTCAATAAAGCCCCCTAGGGAGCCATTCTGAGGCCTCTTGGGTCGTTTCCGCTGTCATCTACCATGGTCACCCCCTCAAAGCCCTCCTAGACCCCTTAGAGGCCCAAAGAACGCACACTGTTGACCAAAGCCTCACAATAGGTTTCCCCAAGAAGCCTTTGACCATCTTCTCCTTCAAACATGGAACACTCGATGGTGTTGCTCCCAAAGAAGGGTTCTAGGATGACACAGGGCATCGAGGGTAGTCTCGTAAACAAACCACCACGGTCCTCCTTGGAAAGCCCCTTGGTTCCCCTGTCGGCGTTATTCGGGAACCTTTTCTTGAAGACTTGTTGAAAGGTATTAGCGATCACCTGACCTTTCTTAGAGGTCTTCCAATAAAGGAACTCAAAGCCCTTTGCGGTTGGTTTGTCGGAGCAATTAAAGTGAAGTTCCACCGCGAAGTCCACCTTAAGTAACTCAAGCTGAGCGCACAGCCACATCATAGCCCCGGTGTACCCTTGGGCTCCATAGGTGCTGAAGACCACCGAGTTGATGTTGTTCTTTTCCAACTCCATCCTAAGGATCTCAGCGACTTTTTGGTTGTAGGTCCATTCGGAGGCTCCAGACACGCTAGAAGCCCCGTTGTCCCCCTTTCGGCTGTGTCCTACACAAATAGCAACCAAAGGCCTCCTAGACCCCTTCAGGGCTCCGTAAGAGGGTAGTAGTGACTTGGTGATGTTCTTGATTAAATCCATGAGTTGATGCTTCTATTGTTGTTGGTTCGTTTGAAATAAGAGTCTGCAAGCTTTGTAAGCTCTTCCTTAAGGAGATCCTCCTTGCGATCATCGATGCGCCTATTGGCATCTTGGGCCATGTGTTCAGCCCAGTAGGCCACAGCGATCGCAAGGGCGTCTAGGCGGTCATCGTGGGTCAAAGCACCCCGGTCCCTTGTGATTCGTGACAACTGATAAAGCAACTGGTAGCGCAACTGGGAATCTGTGGGGTAGATCGAGCAAGACTCGTAGTCCCTTTTGATGGACTTAGGGTCAAAGACAAGCCTGTGTTGGTTCATGACTGGCTCCAAGGTGTCCACAATTCGCTTTTCCTTTTGGGTGCTGTGACGGACTTCCTTGATGGAACACGGGTGGACCTTCTCAAGGTAGGGCTTAAAGATCTCCGTGAACATTCCATCGCCAAAGTTGGACTCCACAATGATCTCGTTGACGTTGTGATGGTGAGCCTTAAGGGCAAGGGTCTTCAACACGTCAGCACCGTAGCCACCTTGGAGACCTCCAAACTCGCTGACGTAAAGGTAGCCATTGAGCATCTTCACGACTGCCCAAGCTGTTTCATCCTTACCACGACCCGAGGGGTCAATGGACAACACCGAGCCTTGGTAGTCTACATGGTCCCCAACGATCTTAAAGGGCCTGTAAAACCTGTCTCCTGTGAAGCCTACGTTGGGAACTGAAGAGTCCCAGATAAGGTCTGGTGACTGCGCCCACACAAGTTTCTCAGGAGCCTTGTCCCTGTCAATGTCCATCACGATTAAATCGTTGATCTTTAAGGGATAACGATCTAAGTCGGACAACTTAGGATCAAGCATGAACTGCATGGCAAACCCTGTGCGACCATAGGATACCTCCCGTTCAGCAAGGTCTAGCTCTGAGAATCTAAGGGCTTCACTGGGGAGTCCCTCACGGGCATCATCGACACACAGAGGGCTTACAAAGCTTTTGTAGGACTTCTCGTTCTTGGCTTGAGTGACGATCTTGGCAGGCCAAACACACGACTTGTACTCCCGATCTGAGATCAACTTGTTGTAGATCGAGTCTTCACACTGGGGAGTCCCAAGGAAAAGGATCTTGGAGGACTTAAGGGGCTTAAGGATGGCCTCGAACTCTCGCACCTGTTCCCCAAGTTTGTCCCTAAGTGACTGGGTTGCTGAGTTGTTTGGGACTTCCACGTCGTCGGCCACAATGATGTCCGCACGGGAACCTGTGAGCTGCGAGGTGATCCCTAGGGACTTCACAGAGGGCGCGTGGGACGCTGGTGCTGGACCAACATCAAAGGAGATCTTGGAGAACCGCTGTTTATCCGTGGGCTTCAGGTGTTCCAACATGGGCATCTCGTGGATCAACCTCAACGTGAACGTAGAGAAGTCATCGGCACGAGTCTTGGACGCAGAGACAACAAGGATGTTCTTAGAGGGATCTAGGAGCAACTGGTGTACAACATAGGCAGAGCAGATCCACGATTTACCTACACCCCGAAACCCTTGAAGAACGTCACGTTTAGGCCCGTTCTGCATCCTGTCAGCCATTTCATACTGGATAGGTGTTGGATCAGGAAGATTCAGTTGTTTCCAGCAAAGATACAGGAAGTTTCTAAAGTCTTTAAGTTGATGTGGAACTTGGTGCATAAATGTCAAGGGAACTTAATACTACTCTCCGACAACTCGGTCAAGTCCCTCGTCGTGAAACGGAAGAAGGTTAACAAGTTCACCCAACGGGCTACTTTTGGTTACCGTAGCATAGATACCATTGTCCTTCAGCATTTGACGGGCGGCATTAAGCAACGCAGGGGACGACTCGCCTCCTTTGATTTGTTGGATAAACTCGTCGATCAAAAGATCTTGGAGTCCCTCCATTTTCAATGCGCGATCAAAGTGTACTTCTTCGTTGTTATTCATCGTTTTTGTTGTTTTTAATCTCCTTAAGGATCTTAATTACCATGTAAATCAAGGTAGCTAGGCCAACCATTATTGCGATACCAGTGTTCACTTGTTCAAGAGATAGGTTAGCCAAGAGTCCTATGACGCCAATCAAAGCAGGAGGATGCGTGTGATCGTTCATGGACGTTAAGCGATCTTCCAGATTTTAAGAGTAGCGTAGCGTTCGTTGCGACCTGCAAATGACATAGGTAACCCAAGCCCGTTTGTTGCTTGGGCTGTTTGCGTATAATGTCTAAGTTCGATGATAGTGCTGCTTGCAGTCAGTGTGATTACGTTTGAGCCAACACTGGTTGTCATGGTTCCATCGGCACTTCCTGAATAAGCGTTTGATCCGTTTTCTATAATACCAGCAGGACTCGGTGATACTTGATAGATAAAGGCAAAGTTAGCGTTTGTCTTGTGAGATGGTAACATATAATCAAAGAAGTATTCCCCAGCAGGAAGAGTAATTTGATATGTCGAAGCGTTCAAGGATGCCCCAGTGATTCCATTTTCAATGGTTGTATTAAGCGCTCTGATGTGCTGTGTGGCTGCAACGGATGCTCCTCCTGCTGTACCGCTAGCAAACTCTTCTGCAACATATAATAGCTGTTTGGCAAACGGGTTGTTGATATCTGGAAGCGTAACCGTCTTAGCAGAAAGATCCAAGGTATTCGCAA